TGGTCAGCAGTTATGGCTGGGGGCTCGTCCGGCAGGCCGCCGTCCCATTCAATACGCGCGCCGCTGCTATGGGTACCGCAGGCAACGAACTGCTGCCCGTTGGCCAGCAGCTCGATAATCCCCATATCGCCCGCCAGACGGTGGATGCGCTTACGGAAATCGCCGTCAACGGCCAGCAGGTACAGGCATTTGTTGCTGTTGGCGCGCCAGCGACGCGGCGGCAGCTCGCCCAGCAGCTGCACCAGCGTTTTGCGAATATCGGCCTGGATGTCTTCGTCTTCGCTGTCACAGTCCAGCGCCAGCCAGCCATAACCGGTACGCACGCAGATGCCATAATCCGGTTCGTTCGACCAGCGGGCAAAGTCACGCTCGGTTACTACGTGCTCTGTCCAGTCCTTGATCCCGGTAGCCATGCGGTCGCGGTTATACAGGCTTGGCGTTTTGCCAAGCATTTTGAGTTTGCTATTCGGGGATATGGTCGCGCCCGGGTTGCACACGACCGGCAGCAGCTGGTCAGTACGCCCCAGCACCAGATCGAAGTGGAACCATTCGTCAGGCGTTGCCCCCCAGATCTTTTTCTCTGGCATGGGTTACGCCTTTTTATGGTTTTGTGAGCCGTGCAGCAGCCAGTTTGGGTCGCAATTAAGCGCAACGGATATTTCAAGAAGGTAACGTGGGCGTGAGATAACACCGCTTTCGATCCTGTTGATAGCCTGCTGACTAACCCCTGTTAGCTCAGCCAGCGTGACCTGCGTCATTTTGAGCTCTTTACGTCGCTCTTTTAATCGGGTAGCCAGAGTCATAGTTATCACCTCATACAATTTTAGTGGTATTTAGCAACAACCAATCATGTTTGTCAAATACAACAAAAATTGTATTTAATAATAGGAGGTCATTATTTCAACTCTTACAAGGTATTAAAAATGTCTCTCGCAACACGCTGCAAAGCCCGCCGTCTCGAACTTGGAATGACACAAACAGAAGTCGCAAACTCTGCGGGAGTTAGCCAGCAATCAATTGAGTCTATAGAAAGCGGGCGCACCCGAAAGCCGCGTAACCTTCTCGATCTGGCTAAGGCACTGAAATGCAGCCCGGACTGGCTTTTGAATGGTAAAAACATAATGCCGCTCGCTGAAATCAGTACCAGAAGAATCCCTGTTTTGAGCTACGTTCAAGCGGGTTGCCTTACTGAAGCAAGAGACATTACTGACATCAACGGAGAGCTTGAATATGTTCTGGCTGATTCAGACGTGCCAGAAACGTGCTTTGCTCTTCGCATCGATGGCGATAGCATGCAGCCGGAGTTTAAAGAAGGCGATATCGTTATCATCGACCCAGACCTGTGTCCTACTCCAGGAGAGTTCGTGGTTGCCAAGAATGGCGGCCACGAGGCAACATTCAAAAAATACCGCCCGTTGGGAATAGGTGTTGATGACTTCGAACTGGTCCCGCTCAATCCAGACTACCCGCTTTTACGTAGCGCTGATATGAAGTTACAGATCATTGGTGTCATGATCGAGCACCGCATTTACCGCCGTAAACGCTAAAATCCCGCCTCCGCTGGAGGGCTCCGCTGCCCTCCTCACACCTATCTTGTAAAATCTTACAAACTAAATTCATTTAAATATCAATAACGTGGTATTTTTGCACCCATAAATACCACAATTGTGGTTTACACAATACAACTCAAATTGTAGATTTAATCCCAAGAAGTAATCGCTCTTTAACAAACAGAACCGCGTGACAGGTAAGCCGCTGTGCTCCTGGCAAATCGAAATGGCACCCGATGGGATCGAGGTAAGCGCCGAGTCCGTATGCGTACGGTAAGCGTAGAGGACCACACCGCGACGAGCTGATAAGTCACGCAAGTTGAAACGCCCCGATGATGGGGCGCAGTGAATTTATCAAGCGTCTGTCAGGCGCTTCATTAAGTCCATTGCATTGCTGTATGTAGTCTTTGCCCCTCTTGTGAGGGGCTCTTTTTTGGAGCACCGCCGATGAAACCTGAACACCTCCACCGGCTGACGGGGCGCGACGTGCTCCGCTGGCGCCGCAAACAATTCGACATCTTCACCGGTCTGGCCCTCGCTACTGCGTTCGGCCTGGCCATTACCTTCATTCTCCTTGTAGCGAGGACCGCAGTATGAGCTTAGAAACAAATCTGGAACTTAATAACCAGCTGGTAACCCGTAATAACGAATTGCTGGAACGCCTTATCACCGCGCTGGCCTCCGGCGTCGCTCTTCGTCCGGACACCGTCGCGCAGGTTCAGGAATACCGCGAAACGGTACCGGAAACCAAAGCGGAAAATACAGCTATCCGCAAGGTTACGCTGGACGATCTGGAGTTCAGCGACATTATCGCCCTGGCTGCATTCTACCCGACCCCGCAGGAGCTCAGCGAAACAATGGTCCAGCGCGTTGTTGATTACCGCGACGCCGAAGGCGATAAGCGCGTTGTGCAGATCGACGCACTGGACAGCGCCCTGCAGGGTGTTAAACGCGCCGGCCATCTCAACAAGCCAGCATTACTTGACCTGTCACGTAACATCCTGCGCTTCTGGGATGATTTACCGACCATCGCAGCACGCCGTGAGTTTGCCGAGCGTTTACTTGACGCACCAGCTGACGGGCGCCATGAAGTGAAGCCAAAAACCAGCGGTAAGGATGAAGAACGCACAGGGCCGTTCTACTGCAAGAACGTTGATGGCTCCGCCGCCAGCGAGCTACACACCTTACGCAAGCTGAACGAACTGCTTAAAAAGGGCCATGTCGAGATCACTAAAGTTGAGTACCTCCAGCTGCAAGAAGATTTCGCGCGTAAAAACGCGGCAAAAGGTGGTACCGAAGCGGGTGATGATGCCGACGCGCATACCGATTTTGCGGCGCTGCGTAAACAGGCAGAAGGAATGATCCTCCAGCTGGCGAAAGGTGGTTACCGTGCCGAAGCGGTAGCGATTCTGGAAAAACAGGGGGCCAAAAAACTCGGCGAAGTTGCTGACGAGAATCTCGCAGACGTTATCGTTCAGGCTGAAAAAGCACTGGAGGGTTAATTATGCCAGACGTTCACGCACGACTTTCACCGTCTTCAGCGCATCGGTGGATGCGCTGCCCCGGTAGTCTGGCGCTGGAGGCCACTCAGCCAGACAAAGAAACATCTTTTGCTTTAGAAGGTACCGCGGCGCATGCACTTGCTGAAAAGGTGCTGCGCAACCGCCAGAGCCACCCGGAACACTATGCAGGTTGCAATGTCGCGATGTTCCTCGGCTCCTATCCTCTTGCTGAGCACCCGGATGATACTTCCGGCCCGCAGGTGGATGAGGAAATGGTCGAAGCCGTTGGCCGTTACGTCGACACCGTCTGGGCGCTGTCGCAGGGCAATGAACTGCTTGTCGAGCAGCGTGTCGACTTCTCCCATATCGTGGGGGTCGAAGAATCATTTGGTACCGCAGACGGCGTAATCATCGCGGGTAACGAGCTGCAAATTCACGACCTGAAATACGGTAAGGGTGTGCGGATCGATGCTGAGCAGAACGAGCAGCTACAGCTGTATGCTCTGGGCGCGCTGGAGCAGTTCAGCATGCTGTATGACTTCGAGACGGTGCGCCTGTTCATCCACCAGCCGCGGCTTAACCACGTTTCAGAGTGGGCCCTGACGGTGGAAGAGCTCCAGGCGTTCGGCGTTCGGGCGCAGGAAGCAGCGGCCAGTGTGATCGTGATGTTCAACATTGCCGATTGCGAAGGCGTCAAAACCCTGCCGCTGGAAAACTTCACACCCGGCGAAAAACAATGCCGGTTCTGCAAAGCCAGCGCTATCTGTACCGCACGACAGCAGTTGCACTTCGACACTATCGCTGGCGATTTCGTCGACCTGACGCAACCTACTGGCGAGCAGCTGGCAGAGTGTGCCACTGCTGACCGCCGAACAGCTGGCGGAGGCATACAGCCAGGCCGATTTTATCGAATCGTGGCTAAAGGCTGTGCGCGACCGGGTGAACAGTGAGCTGAACGCCGGGCATCCGGTACCGGGCTTTAAGCTGGTTACTGGTAAACAGGGCAATCGTGCCTGGAGCGATGAAGAAGCCGCCCGCGCGCTGCTGAAAGACCAGTTCCGCTATAAAACTGAGGAGGTTTTCGACCTTAAGCTGATTAGCCCGACCAAAGCCGAGAAGCTCATCAAAAAGGCCAGCCCTCGCCGCTGGACGAAAGTCGAAGCGCTGATCACCCGCGCTGACGGTAAGCCCACCGTCGCCCCCGAATCCGACCCGCGCCCTGCGCTCAATATCAACCCTTTTAACGATTTTGACGACGTGTCCGACGACACGCTCGCCGCAGACCTCATCTGATTAAGGAACAACTCCATGAAAATCAAACTGAATAACGTCCGTCTGGCTTTCCCTGCTCTGTTCGAAGCAAAAACCGTGAACGGCGAAGGCGACCCGCGCTTCTCTGCTGTTTTCCTGATGGATCCGAAACATCCACAACTGGAAGAAATCCGCAAAGCGCTGAAACAGGTAGCGAAGGAAAAATGGGGTGAGAAGTGGGAAACCATTTACGGCCAGCTGGAGAAAAAGCTCAACCTCTGCCTGCATGATGGTGACGAGAAAGCCGAATATGAGGGCTTCCCGGGCAACTTCTTCCTGAATGCTGCCAACAAAGCGCGCCCGGCAGTCATTGATCGCGACCGTTCGCCACTCATCCAGGCTGATGGTCGTCCTTACGCCGGTTGCTACGTCAACGCGGTAATCGACATCTGGGCGCAGGACAACAACTTCGGCAAACGTGTCAACGCATCGCTGGGCGGCGTCCAGTTCCTGCGAGACGGTGACGCGTTCGCTGGCGGCGGTGTGGCCGCGCCGGATGACTTCGACGATATCAGCGAAGGCGCAGACGCCGACGCGCTGATTTAAAACTTAAACTTACGCCTCCTGTTTCGTGGGAGGCGTGGTTAAATCCGAAGTTATAACGTCGAGTTTTTGGCGTTTTATTCTTTCAACTTCAAAGTTATAGCTATCCTCCATTTCTTTTTTAATTTCATCCGCAGTTTTTAATTCGACCTTAAAGTATTTCTCAGCCCAAATAAGCCAATTAATTCTATTTTTAATTTTCACATTAAGATGTCTATAAATCTTTATTGACTCCTCCCGCTGATTTTGAAGCTTAAGAAACTTCTCTAGAGATACAGGTATACCTTTAATAGAGCAAACTTCTACACCATCTTTTTTTGCATAAGACCAGTGGGTGCTGTACACCGTGTCAATCATTGCCAAAGCTCGCTGACAATCCGCTACCATAATCCAAAATTTGGCATTAACAATTTTCTTTTCAATCGTAATTAGTATTAGGTGGTCTCGGATGACTAATGCCAAAGGCATAAGTATATACACACCTAAAAACCCTAAAGCGGCCATGAGAATTGTAGAAAAGGATATTGTTAATTCCATTGAATAACTCCTAAGGTTAGATATGAATAATATACTATGGGGCGACCTGGAAACCTACTGCGAGATACCCATCACGAACGGCACGCATGCTTATGCAGAAGGTGTTGAAGTGATGCTGTTCGCCTGGGCTATCGGTGACGAGCCGGTTAGCGTCTGGGATCTGACTGCTGGCGAACCTATCCCCGGCAGGCTTCAGAAGGCTATCGCAGACCCCAACACCCTGCTTTATTTCCACAATTCGCACTTCGACCGCACGGTGCTGCGCCATGCAATACCGCGGCTGGCCCCTGATGTAACACGCTGGCGTGACACAATGGTGCAGGCGCTGGCGCACGGTCTCCCCGGCGCGCTGGGCGCACTCTGCGACGTACTCGGCGTCCCGCAGGACAAGGCGAAGGACAAAGAAGGTAAAGCGCTTATCCAGCTGTTCTGCAAGCCACGGCCAAAGAACAGCAAACTGCGCCGGGCCACCAGCAAAACCCACCCGGAAGAATGGCGGCGCTTTGTTGCTTACGCCGGGCTGGATATTGAGGCTATGCGCGAAGTACATAAGCGCCTGCCGAAGTGGAATTATACGGGCGCGGAGCTGGCTCTATGGCATCGTGACCAGCAGATCAACGACCGCGGCGTCTGCATGGATGTGCAGCTCGCACGCGCCGCAATCGAGGCAGTAGATCAGGAGCAAAAACGCCTGGCAAAGCGCACGCAGGTAATGACCGACGGCGAAGTGCAGGCGGCCACGCAGCGTGATGCGTTGATTAAGCACATTGTTGAATCCTACGGCGTGGAGCTGCCGGACATGCAGCGCAGCACGCTGGAGCGCCGGATGGCGGATCCTGATTTGCCGTCGGCCGTTAAAGAGCTGCTGGCTATCCGTCTTCAGGCCAGCACCACCAGCACCAGTAAGTACAAATCGCTGATGAAGGGTGTTAGCAGTGACGGTCGTCTGCGTGGCATACTGCAATTTTGCGGTGCATCGCGTACCGGGCGCTGGGCCGGGCGATTATTCCAGCCCCAGAACCTGCCCCGCCCTTCACTAGAGCAGGACCAGATAGACGAGGGCATCGAGGCGCTGAAAGCCGGATGCGCCGATCTGCTGTTCGATAACGTCATGGAGCTAACCAGCTCGGCGCTGCGCGGCTGCATCATGGCACCGGAAGGCAAAAAGCTGGTGGTTAGCGACCTGTCGAACATCGAAGGGCGAAAACTGGCCTGGCTTGCCGGTGAGCAGTGGAAACTAGACGCGTTCCGGGAATACGACGAGGGGACCGGGCCGGACCTCTACAAACTGGCCTACGCCCGCGCCTTCAATATCTCGCCGGATGACGTCGATAAATACCAGCGCCAAATTGGCAAGGTGATGGAGCTCGGCCTCGGCTTTGGCGGTGGCGTTGCGGCGTTCCTGACCTTCGCCCTGGTCTACGGCCTTGACCTC